CCACTACGAAGCACACGCTCAGCGAATGCCGCATTGAGCTTATCAGCCCGTAGAGGGTCTTCACCACGTGTGAAGCTAATCGCTGAACCGCTCATGCCAATGGGTCCTGATCCAACACGAAGAATGTATCATCCATCTGATCCAGCAACTGATCAGATGGGAACCTAGGATCGAGCATCAATGAATGCTGTGAGAAGTTGGCCTTCATCTGCTTCCTTCGATTAGTGGCTAACACCTGATACTTGTTTACTTGTGCAGGCACAGTGCCATCATCGACTGCATACATCCAACATGCATCGTATGAGATCAACAGTGGATCAAGATATACCTGATCAGTGCCACTTGCTGGGAATGGTGTGCGTTGACGAGCACACACCACTACATTACCTGTAGCTCCAGCAGGCCATACGCGAAGTGGTCTATGTGGTATAGTGCTATCTGCACTGATGAATCGTGGAGCACCAACACCAGTCAATGCAAATGGATTAACTGACTGTGGCAATTCAGGTATCTTCAGATTGCTGCCATCACGATACACAGCGAACACATCACCATAATCATCTATGGCACTGATAGGTCCTTGCACATCCGCAGCCAACAATCCTGTAGCAGAGTCGATGGGGACCTGTTGATACATCATCAACCGAGGCCACCACATCTCTTCGATCTCTAGCAGTATGGCATTCTGCACCATCTGCTGAATACGAGGAGTAGCGTATATCTGTGTGGCCAGTCCAGGAACTTGTGAAAGCTCATTGATGACCGAACTGACTACATCATTGACTGTGGTCATGGTCTACTCCTCAAAGAACTAGCGATGTAGAACAGTCGATGTCTACATCGCTAGCCCATCAAGCTACACTGCGGCTCACAGCTACGCAGTGTATTGCCTGATACCATGCAAACCACCATTGTTGCTGGTGTTCACATCATTGAGGAAATCGAACACGGCACTGATGATATTCGTTCCATTCAGTGTCGTGGTAGGCGTATACAGTCCACGAGGATCAGCCGTTGTGGCAGTCTGCGGATCAGTCAACACACCAGCAGTCAGTGTGCCAGCCGCAGCAGATGCACCATTGGCGATCTCATACTCACACCGTATGCACTTATACGGCAGTCCTAGACGTGCTCCACTGCCTACATTGATGGTCGTAGCAGCAGTGGTGCCAGTGATGACAATGTTGTTGAAGTCCTTGAATGCCTTCACACCAGCTACAGCAACCGTGCCTGTCAGCGTAATTCCTTCACTGATTGGCTGATGTAGGTAGTCCCAACCATTGATGGTCAACCCAGACGTGGCAGCACCACTGGCCACGATGCTAATGTTGCGGCCATACGTCTCTGGAAAGGCTGCTACCGTGCTGAGATCAGTAGTGCCTACTGCTGCAATACTTACACCACTAGCTACAAGCGTAGCATTAGCAGCAACAGGTGCACCGAAGTTGACACGGGTCTTCCCATTGTAGTTCACGTCCGCACTATACTGCATAGCAGGGACATACATGTTGATCCTACGAGGAAAGAACGTAGGATTGGTCATCACATTGGCCATTATTCGATCCTCTCTCCGTCAAGTGTAGCCAATCCACCCTGTTTAGGACGTGGCCTGTTGCTCTGCCTGTTCTCTACGATCTCCTTAGGAGTCAATGCCAAGTGAGGAGGCACAAGCTCACCACTGTTCATGTCGATCAGTGCTGGGCCTTCAATCACTCCAATGCGCTGCAACTGATCTACATCGTCAGCAGCTACGAACATGCTATGGCCTTGTGGGAAGTAGACCATATAGCCTTCGTAGAACTCCTCACGCTTAGGCACTATCTTACGAGCAATGATCTGCTTGTTCTTCAGAGGACCAACCTCACGGATGTCCTCTTCAATGTGCATCACTGTCCGATAGAATGTGCCTGTGACCTTCTCAGCTTGGAATGTAGGCTTGAAGTCTACATTGCTGTGCCCACTCATGCGATCACCACAACATTCGACTCAGGAGCATCTGTAGAGCCAATAGCATTAGTTGCAGTCACAATGCACACCGCAGACTTACCAACATCATCAGGCACAACTGTGATGGTCTCTGCCACACCTAGATTGGCACCATCTACATACCACTGATATGCATACGAGGTAGGCTCACCTTCCCAATTACCCATAGTGCAAGAGAGTGTAGTGCCTTCCTGACTTGCATACGGCACATCGACATTCACTGGTGCTGCTGTAGGAGCCTCACCACCTTCTTCACCTTTCTCTTTGAGTGCAGCAATTGCCACTTCCTCTGCTTGTGTCATTGCCCTATGCGTGACACGAGGATCAGTAGCTGCTGCTGCCGTATATGTGTCCTTGTCAAGCAATGGCTTTGGAACCTCTGGTGTATCGCTCATGCTCTCTTTAACTCCTTTAGCAAGGACACGACATTGTTCTTATCTTCCAATGTCTTGTCTCCTATGTTGGTATAGTGTTCAATGACAACGGTAACTTGCTCCTTCTTCTCTCGAACGTAAGGAGCAACTATGCGTAGGAGTGGTAGTGCAAGTGCGGGACCTTCAAGACGTAACTCATAGTATTGATTGTTCCGCTCTACACGATCAATGGATACAAAGGCCCCACCGAACAGTGAATGCATCCATAGCAACACTTCCGGCTTACGTTGAGCGATTGTCACCTTCAGAGCAAACCCAGACTTCTTTGGATACAGGCCAACAGAGCCTTCACCATCAAAGTATCCTGCGATATACGCACGATCAGCAACAGAAAGTTCCATCACTGCATCTAGGTCTATCTCAGCAACAAGTCGTGTAGTTTTATCTACCACAAGATTCTCCTACTAATTAGTCATTACCGCATGGGTCCTGAAAGCTCTCCAAAGGCACCATTGCCCTTGCCAAACGACTCTTGAACCAACTGCATCTACATTCCACGGAGCAACAAGCTCCTTCACCTTCATGTTCACACCACGGAGCATATGCAGACGCAGGAAGTTATCATTGATGAAGTATGCATAGGACACAGGGCAGTCCTCATCATACATCAGTGGCACACCATTGTGCATACAACCCTCGAAGCCAAGGTCGAACATGCGCTTGCCAGCTTTGCCTTCTGACAACGGGATGGTGAACTTATCTCTCACTGCCTGACGATACATCCTGTAGATGTTACGCCCTACAAGGATCACCGTAGGCTTCTCACCCTTCAGTGTGAGGTCCATGAAGATGTCATCGAACACCTCTTCGATGTTCGTGCTGTCCACACCACCAGCAAAAACATAAGCCGAGGTGCGCCATTGTGGCTGGGTGGCTCTGTTGATACCTCCCAAGGTGCCAGTAAGTGGATTAGTGGGAATGAGAGTGCCAAGGCCAAGAGGGTCAAGCCCACCGCCCACAGCATACAAGTATGTCGAGAACTTGTCCTTAATGCTTTCTTCAAGGACGTTCATCTTCTCTTTCATCAGCTTGAAGATGGCAGCACTGCCGTTGTTCTCATCTTCTTCCTGATCGGAGATGATGACGCTACCAGCTACACGACTGTAGCCATACTCCACCGTATCGAACTCATCTGTCTGGTTGACAGGCAGTGGCGTATAGTAGTTATATGAGGTGATGTTGGGATTGCGTCCAACCGTCAGTGGATTGGTGATATTGTAACCACCATCCTCATACTCAACGCGGTTGTTAGCAAACACCCAAGCCATCAACGCATTCGACTTGATACTGGCCATAACCAGCTTACGACGACTCTTGGTCAGAGTGCTGTGTAGCACATCCGCCATAGCAGGGACAACGGTGCCAACAGGCATATCCTACTCCATCAGTTAAGTCTTACATTGTGTTCTTCCATCGAGGCACGAATGATGTCGGCCCACGATGCATTCTCATCGAACTGCGCACCACTCCTTGCTGCACCATTGACAGGTTGTGCACCTCTGCCAACACTCCTTGCACCAGGAAGTGGACGCTGCTGCTGTATAGGCTGCTGATGGATAGGCTGCTGACCCTGTGGTGCCTGTTGTCTCGCAGCGATCTGCTGCTTCAACGGCTGGGTCCAGTCCAATTCGTTCTCATGTGCCCACCGTATCATCTTGGTATAGGCATCATGGATCGAAAGAGAGGGCTGAGCCTGCAACATTTCTGACAGAACGTCAAGGTTCTCATTGGCATCTGGGTTGTTGCCCAGGAAGCTGTTCAACTCACCCTCTGCCCGTTGCTTCATTTGGGCCTGTTGCTGCGTCAACTGATGCTGCTGTGTGAACGGCTGCATCTTAGTATCAATCATCCTAGCAATAGCACTCATGTCCATGCCAGGACTGATACCTTGCTCAAGGAATGGTATCGGGTATCCCTTAGCTTTCACTTCCTCTACAAGATACTGCACAGTCTTCACAGGATCACGTAGGAAGTCAGACATCACACGCATTGCGATCATCTGATCTTCAGGCTTTATGTTCAGTCGTGCAGCTTCACGTGTCACTTCACCGACACTCTGCACAAAGCCCTGCAACTGCTGTAGCTGTCCTTTGATTGCTACGTTCTCACGTGCATGACGTTGGCCTTCTTCAAACACATGCCGCTCAATGCCACCACTGGCTACTAGTCTACCAGTAACAGGATCAACTAGGTCTCTAACCTTGGGATTATTAGCATTCGGCTGCTCGATGAGTCCATCGTGTCTCCGTCTAAAGGCTTGCTGTTGTGTAGGCTGCTGAGTTCCGCTGCCTTGGCTATCTGTGCCAGCAGGCTGTGCTGATGTTGTAGCACCCTCTGCTGATGTTGACGTTTGTCCCGTTTGCGTTGTGCTACTTTGTTGGCTACTATCAGTCGAGGCATCACTCTCTTCCCTGAAGTCGGGTATGTTGCTAAGGATTGACTCTTCTGTTGATCCGCTCATGCTGCGTTCCCCTGTGGCTGACCACCCTGTGATGCAAGCATCTGCTTGAATATCTCAGCAGGTGGCACACCTTGTGCTAGTGCTTGTCCAATAGCCTGTAGAACTGGTGGTGGCAACTGCTGCAACGCTTGCACTACTGCTGCGGCAACTTGCATACCACCACCAGCCTGTGGCGCACCTGCCGCATTGTCAGGCTGGGACGGGGAGGTATTGCCGCCACCCTGACCAGGCGCACCACCCTGTTGTGACTGAGCCATCATAGCTACTTCTTGCTCAATCGCATCCCAATCCTCCTTACTTACGATGAAGTCATCGAATGCCTTACTCAGCATATTCAATGACACCTTCAACGCACTCGCAGGTGCTGCTCTAACATACTGAGCCATCACCTGACCAACTTGCACAGCCTCTTGCTTCTTCTGCTGTGTAGTCAGCTTCTGTGTGCTGCCACCTACAACGCTGATCGAAAGCTGTTGAAAGTCCCGAAGGTTATCAAGTGGTCTCCAAAATGGACTGACTTCCATCCCTGTAAGCTGGGAGGCGGTTTGAACGTCCATGAAGCGGAGGCATAATTGGGCGAGCTTCCATCCGACATCACCAAGGGCATCCTCAATAGCATCAAGTCGCATATCCATGCGCATGTTGCCCATAGTGCTGTAGTAGTCGATAGCCTTGTTCGTAGTGTTCGTCTTGAACTGACCACCACGCTCTACCTCATTAGTTGACGCAATGCGATCGACTGACCGATACAAGTCTTCCTTCTCAAACAACTGATTGAATGCCATGCTAGGAGGCAGTAGAGAGAAGATCATCTTACTAGGATCGACACCTTCTGGCACATCAATAGGAGTAGCAGTGGCATCGGGTCCTTTTAGTATCTTATCTACGGTCTCTTGGGTGAGACCAGTGTTCTTATTATAGAAGATGTTGCGTCTGGCCCAAAGCAGTGCTCTACGACGCTCATCGTTGATCTCGTTAATCTGGTCCTGTTGATCGAGGTAATAGCTAACCTCTCCCTTGGCGTATACCGAGATAGGATTGTCATGGAAGCACAACGGGGTGAGCGGGTAGAAGCCCTGTAGTTGAAGGGGATCGTCCCATACCCAGATAGGCCATTTCCAGTCATTGTCTGCCCACATCTCCAATCGACGTGTCACCTTATCCCACACATACCATATCTTGGTGTAGCAAGCCTTGTCATAGCCATCTTTGCTGTCATAGCCATACGCACTATACTTGTCATTGGGAATGAACAGACTGAATTCTTCACTGTCAGCACCACTTGCACCTGCATTCAACACATGCGTAGGCTCAAAGATGCTATGATACTCTTCAGTCTCCTCATCCTCCTCAGCATACACAGCATTGATGTATGCAGTAGGCAGCATGTCCTCAATCATCATCCAATTAGCATCACTCAGATACGGATCATTGCCATTTGGGTCTCGAATGACCTGATGAGGCATCCGTATGCGCACAAATGGACCACTTGGCTGCAAGAACTCAATCTTCTCTTCTAAGGCCATCAGCTTACCTTCGACTTCTCGTATCTCCTCAGTCTCTTTGGCCTCAGCAAGTTCCTGCGATAGCGTCAACAGGTCCTGCATGGCCTGTTCACTACTCATGTCCTTCTTCGTGTAGCCAACCTCGAACCATGCCTGATTAGTCAACAATGCAATGAGCACATTCTTCTTAGCCTTGGGCTTGATGTTCACACCAGGGCTTGTCTTCATTGCAAACAGCACACCAATCAGCTTCTGGAGCGCACGTGCATAAGCATCGACTGTAGCGTCGATCTCTTCGGATAGAGTAGGTGTTGCAGATACGGAGACAATTGGGTTCTTGGCATATAGTTCAGGCACCTGAGCAGTGACATTTGAGAACACGATGTTCTCAGTGCTACTCCATATGTCATTGAGCCTCTTAGCAATGTTCCTATTGCCACTTGCTCTGGCATTGCTTCCTGTGCTCGTAGCACTATCTCTGTGATCTGCCTGATCATGGTTGTAATACCGTATGGCTTCATCCCATGCATCAATCAGATCACCCATAGCCTTCTGGCCTTGGTCCTTCCTGGACTTCCAGATGAGACCACGCTTACTCGATACAGGAATACGACTACCAGGCAATGCCTTATATACTGCTGCTGGTTCAGGAGGTGGAGGAATACCAAGACCATCCTGTTCAAGTGATTGCTCTACAGGATCAGGAGGCTCTGTTGGGTCTTCATACGTGCCACTCACTCTTCATTCCTCCCCAGGCGCTGTCTCCGCTTAATTGCATCCACCATTACACTCGTATCGTCAACAATACCTACAGGATATGATGAGTGGTTACGAGGATACAGATTAGATGGATAGATAGGAGACATTGTTTCATTGCCAACATTGGTATCAAACACAGCGAATGGAAAGTCTACCATCGAGTCAGGAGGCACTTTTGCACCTGTAGACTCCATATCTCTAGGACCACTCTCCATGTTGTCGAGTTCGTCCTGCAAGAGATTGGGTTCATTCTGTGTCTTGGCTTGAGCCAACACCTGTCTGATGATGTCATCGAAGGTATCGCTCATCTGCCAAACACCGTAGGACCATGTGCAAACAATAGATATGCAATGAAGCAAGCGAATGCAGCCCAGCCAAGGTGTGGTCTAGGCACAATAGGCCAATTCGCTGCTGCACATACTGCGAGCACGAATGCAAACACCAACAGCACCAATCCCAACATCACTTGTGCCTCGCTTTCTTACCTTTGTGCTTACCTCGTTCTATCTCATGCCAACTCATCCATGCAGGAGGAGCATCACTCCTACCAATGAACATAGCCAGCTTCGGCCTATTGCTCATTGCATACTTCCACATATCCATCGCATGATCGTTGCGATCCACTGGCACATCACTGATCTCATCACTGGTATCACGCTTGAAGTAATACTCTGTGATCTCATCAACGAACCACTGACACCTATCACTTACATAGAAGTGTGGAGCTACGATCAGTCCTGTGTAGGGATGCTCATGCCGTATATCAGGTGTCAGATAACCCCAATTCTTAGCGATCCCTGCTGCAATATCGTTGTTGCCTCTCTGCATTCGTATTCCGTATTCTTTGAAGAGGTTGTCAACGGTCTCTCCGACTGTTCGGCTGTTGCCTGACTTCCTCCTGAACACATCTGGATCAGCATAGATGGGTCCAAGTTCAGCATCCGTGATGCCGACTTCAGCACGTATTCTGTGTATATGGCTCGCCGCGTCTGCGACGGTAAGCTCTGCAACTCTGAACCCATCGAGCAGAAACACATTGGAGTCATCATCCGCGTAAAAGAGTCCATAGCAACTGTGTCGTGCGAGTCCGTGGTCGTATCCCTCCATGAATGAAGGACGAAAGCCGGAGCGCCACAATTGCCGCAAGTTCCTGGTTGCATCGTCATACGATACGAGATGCTGCGCTTCATCAAACTGAGGGTAAACAAGACCTGAGAGCGCACCCCATCGTCCAAAAACAAAGCGTTCACGCATGCTTCCTGTGTAGGTGGCGAGCATTCCTCGGATGTAGTCCTCTCCGACGTTATCAACGTTCTCATACGTGGAGCCTTCATAGAGTTCAATGAGCGGCTTTGGTTTACCAGCACTGTCGAGAATGGGCTTCCCCGCATGGTCTACCTCACACATCAACTTGTCAGTGACAAGACCACGCTGTGTAAAGTCATGCAGTGGCTTGACAATCTCTCGATAGCACCAGTTCCGTGTCGGATTGAGTGTAGCCATGAACCACTTAGGACCAACACGAGGCATACGTGGATCATCACCAACGTATTCTGTGTTCCCTCGCAATCGTCCCATTAGGTCCATGAAGTCTTTGTGTGAGAACTCTGGGTCCTCCAACTGATCCACTATTATCCAATCGTAAGTTGCTGACAACAGGTTGGACTTGCTCTCTTCTGTCTCTTTGCCACGTTGTGCAACGTATCTGAAGTTGATAGTGGACCCATTCTTCAAGATCAGGGTGTTCTCGTCTCTGCTCGGCATACGCTTTATCCAATGCGGCGGACACCATTGCAAGAACTCGCGTCTGATAGTGTCGTTTAACTTCGGATAGGTGCTCCTGGCTACCAGCCCATTGCAGCCAGGATAGTCTTTGGACAGCTTCAATGCCTTTACGCATGATGCAGCGGTCTTCCCATTACCGAAGCCACCACCAAGGAATTGCACTTTCGCATACGATCTATGAAAGCGATCGTGCATTCCCCCTTCGACTATCTTGTATCGCTTAACTGCCACTAATGCACCACTTACGAGCACGATACCGCTGTGTCGTTGTAGCAATCAGCTTATTCACCTGATCGTGTATCCAAGTATGAGATGGCTCAGCAGCAGCGATACCAATAGACTTGGCAATAGCCAATGCACCTTCCGTATACGTCGGATACGAGATGTCATTGCCACCGATTGCCAACACATTAGGATCGGTATACGTGAAGTTATACCGTGCATTGGTCAGGTCCCACGAGTCCTTCCACGAAGCACACCACGGCTCTGTCTTAGCAGGACGCAGGTTCTCACGATACGGAGTTGAGATAGCACGCACCCATCCACTCTTACCATCTGTCCTAGCAATGGTATTCTTGATCTTCCACTCAGCAATAGGACGCCAATCCTCAAAGCCCAACTGCACTACCCAACAGATGATGAATGCAGAGAACTCCTCCATATAGGTTTGGCTATACGTGCCCTGTGGAGCCTGTGGACTCTCATCATTGTCACCGAAGCTCTGCTCAGTAGTGCAGAACAGTGTCCATGCAGGAGCATTAGCACCAGTCGGATGCAGATACGTCGCAGTCATCCAATCCCTGTTACCATTCAGATGCTTCACAAAGTAGCTCTTTGGCAGCATCCAATTAGGTGTCACTTCAGGCGTGACCTTCACTGCCTCAGCAGCACACCTCAATGCCCATGCATGAGCACGAATGGCAAAGTAAATGTCATACATCCGCCCATTCCACGGCTGAGCCAAGATGTTGTAGTTGACAATCGTATGCAGACCCTCAAGGTAATACGGATCACCGCATAGGAGATAAGGAAGGTAGCTCAAGTTGGGATGATGTGCAGTGTCACACTGTATCTTGACGATGGCATCTGGATTATCTGGATTAATACGCCAATCATTGAAGAGATATGGCGACGGCTCACTGCTATTGTAGCTTGAAGCCTTCGTCTCAACGAACGTATCAATGGGTGCATCAGTGTTCTCATCACGATACCACCAAGGGAAGCTGTTGCACGCTTCAGCCTGTGCCAATACCGTCTCTAGGTTACGACCAGTGCAGATATAGTCTGCTTGCCACTCAGTCATTGGGCCAATGTCTGGACGCTCACCAGTCCCACCCATCGTAGTCGTAATGCCTGCAAATCCCATAGGCGTATACGACTGCACAGATGATGCAGGTGTGTTCGTAGCCAACGTCTCAGTATAGTGTGGCAGATACCCAGCAGTCATCAACTCAGCAACTGTATGACGCACAGGACGAGGCTCAGACTGCCAACGCCAACGACTACGATACCACTGATCCGCAATTGTCTCATCATACAATACAGTCTCACCTTGCCTGATGACCACACGGAAGTCAGACATGATGATACTGGCAGCACTGCGGACCCTACCAAGCTCGAACACGACCTCTTCACGCTTACCATCCAAGTCAGGACGGACATGCATAACGAAGTCAGGCAATGCACTGTTTGTCACCTTGATGCATCGCTGTGTGAACTTGCCCTCTGGGTCAACATACGAGTCTAGCTCGACACCATTCGACTCATTCAACGTAGTGGTGACACCACCCATCAACACATCAACAGACAGTGGCACACGTGTTCCAGGCTCTGGCTCTGGCTCAGGATCAGGTGGATCAATAGGTGGAGGCTCTACCTCTCCTCCATCTTCTGCTTCCTCTAGCGTAGTCACACGTGCATCTACTTCAAGGATGTCTGTCTCAGCAGTGGTCATGCGTGCTTCAAGTGCTGCAACACGACTCTCAAGCTGTGGGTCATTCGTAGGCTTGGCTGTGGTATCAGGCTTAGCCATTACATTGCTCCTATAGATACAAGAGTAAGTTCGTTTTGAGATAGCTGTCGCGGCCAATACTGGAACTTGCGTGCCCAGAGACTAACCTGCGGCTGGCTGTTCGCGATACCGGCAAGCGTCAGGCTGGTGATTGTCGGCAATGCAGCCGGGGCTGGCGGATTGCCAGGAACGCCGTTCACGCCATCCACCGCAGCACGTGCACCATTACCCAGCGCCCAACTTACCGCGTGTCGGTGCATGGCATTGATCGCAACCGATGTGGCTCCACCAAACCCAGCCTGCACCTGGGTAACACCACCCACCTTCTGCGTATGTGTGCCCAGGCCGTAGCTGACACCAGGCACGGTGCCCGCCGTTGTATAACCAACGCAGTCAATGAAATCCGTGCCTGTCGCTGCACCGACCAACTGCGCAGGTGATGAGAACGAGCCTGCGCCCCTCGGGATATGCTCGAATGACATGCTGCCCTTAGTCACGTCATACCACGTCCCGGGCGCGGTTATACTGAGGCTATCCCGCGCGCGGGTGACCGCTACCGTCGTGGTCGGAATGTAGCTAGTGACATAGCTGCCAACCTCGAACTGCGCCCCCCACACATAGTATTGCAGCGCCACCCCATCACCAACCGTCATCGTCCGGGCGATCTGATAGCCACCAAGCGCAGCGGTGTCTGGCGTTGCTGTTATCGAACAACGATACCAGCCATTCCCAGCAGGAGTGATCGCGCCACTCGCAGTGACGCCGCCTACCGCCGACACGATACCGGTAGCCAAGTTGAACGTCACAGTCCGAATGAGCGCATCTGCAAACCATGCAGCAGGCATTAAAAACAAGGCCGACGTATGACTGCCGGCCTTTATAAAACAACTCAGCGTATAGGTCGTGCCCGCTGCTGGCGTAAGGTTTCCACTACCCAAATATCCTGTCGCGCCAGCATTAGCGATAAGGCCGAACCCTGTAACTGCACCATTCGGACCAAGTGTGCCCGCCGCCAACGTGCAACCGCCCTTGACCCACACTGCGTTAGTGAAATCCCCACTCTGCAACGCATTATTCGTCCGCGCTTCCTCAAGCAACAGACCGTTCAGTTGCTGGGTGCTGGGGTCATAATCCCAACGCGGCCCACCCGCAGCTAGGGTGGTCGTGGTGATGAGGGGGGTGGCTATTGTGCCCGTCTCTAGCTGCGCACCCCACGCATATATGCCAGACACCCCGTCGCCTGTGTAGTTTGCGCTGCCCAGCACCGCACACGGCAGCACCCGCAATATGATCCCCGTCGTCGCAGCCGCGCTCAATGTCACCGTCAATGACACCCGATACCAGCCGCCACCTACACCCCTGATAGCCGCCACACCCCCAGAAGCAGCGCCGCCCAATATCGCCGCGCCAACATTCCCAGCTAACAGATCTACATTCACGGCAATAAAGTTCGCCTGCGTCGTCTGATCGATCATCTGAAACTGAACGAACTGCCGCGTGTTCGCCTTGATGAACACAGAACCCGTGAACGCCGCATTCGCGGCAACACCCGCTACAATCTGCTGTAGCAAATGCGTCGTCGATGCGGACGTGTCCTCGATGATCTGAACCCCGGACATCGTCCCGTCCGGCGCCACAGTCGCGCCAGCCGCCACCGTGCTGCGCGTCACCGTCCAAGGTGCAACACTCATCGTGCCAGACTGCAACACCAGATTTACCGGCGCGTTCTGCATGACGCCGTTGTTGTCAAAATACGTGCCGTTAGTGCTCGCCCGCATGAACGTCCATGCAGGATCCAACGTGCCCGGCGTCATAAGGTCAAGCACAATCGTAGGACTATTAGCATCAGGAGCTATAGGTCCCAGCTTCTTAGCAGACACCATCTGTCTGCCAATGTGTCCAGCACCGAATAGCATCAGGCCAACTCAGCTATATTGAGTGAACCAGCAGCACTGTTCTGTATTACAGCTATACGCTCACCAGGCAACACCCAGAAATACTCTGGCACACCAGCAGGCAACAAGATACTTGCTGCACCTCCAGACACAGCAGTAGGATTACTCCCAAATGATACCCAACAGTCACTTGTAGCTACCAAACGCACATGCGTAGTGGTATTAGGTGTCCTTACTGGTGTGCCATCTGCATTATATGTCCCAGGTGTAGCATTCTGGAATGGCACACACTGCAAACTGCCAGCACCAATCACTATAGTCTGTGATAACGCAGGTCTACCAGCCTGCACATCCTCACCATGACTGCCTCTACGTGTAGTCATCACAGACTCCCCATGTCAATGGTAGGCACTTCAGTATCCACACCACGCTTCACATACTCAATCACAAGACCACCATCCACCCGATGACGATGCTCAACAATATCAGCAGGACGGTGGCCAGCACGATCCAAGATGTCACGAGCAGCGGCCATCCTATCTGAACGACTCCCAGCTTGTAGAGCTTCCACCATTGTAGCAGCCGCGCTGCGTGCATTCTTAGCCAAGAGGTCCCTGACAACATCGGTCTCACTATCAATGATCGTCCTAACCACAGTATCGTGCATCTGTGTGAATGGATCACTGACTTTAAGCCTACCCACTTGATCCACTGATAAGCCAGTTGCTATAGCAATCTCTTCATCATCGAGGCCAAACAACGAATACGCTAACACTGCACCAACTGCATTCATAGTGCGAGGCACTTCAGGTAGGTCAGCCAACTTCCTACGTGTAGCACTAACTATCTTTTGTGCTTCAGCATGTGTTGGCACTTCTATAAAGCCACTACTGGCAGGAGCAGCAGTGCCAGGACCGATGATGCTACCGCCAGGATACACAACACTGCCATCAGCCAAACGAAGTGGCTCATTTGCTACAGGCAATACCATTATGGCAACCTCAACCCACGAAGGATACGCTGTCCCATATTGACACCAGCACCAGGGATAGGACCAGCACCACCAGCACCAGGACGCAGTGGCACACGAGGAGCACCTTGCACATTCTGAGGAATGATCTGTGTGCTAGGACCAGTTGGCTGTGTCGGCACACTCAATGGATTGATGCCAGCAGGTAATTGTTGGCCTGCACCAATTATCTCAGCAGGGTTAGGACCTGGAGCACCAAGCGCAGGACGCATCGCATTCTGCATACTCATCTCCATAGGCGATGGAGGTGGGGCAGGTGGCTGTTGGGCTGTAACTTGCAGCGTAGGGATACCATCAGCACCAATCGCAGGAGGATTGACATCCATCACTCGACCAGTCGGTGGGATTGGACTGTTTCCAACGAAACCATCCCCTCTACCTGGAATGGCTTGTGCGCCTTGTATTAGTGCAGCAACACCAGCAGGCAGAAGTGCATCCAACCAATTAGGTCCATCTCCACTTGATGGACCAAGAACACCAGGAGTTCCTGAGCCTGGATCGACAACTATAGGAGGACCACCTGATGGAATGGCTACATTGGATGGGGTGCCTTCGGGTCTAGTGGATTGTGTCGTAGTCGAACTTGGTTTGCTGCCAGACTGATCACCACCACGGTTGGCATCAGTGAACGTTCCATCATCGAGATAGCCTTCCTTCTTAGTCCCTCCTTCAACTGCCTTGGCTGCACTACCACTCTGTCCTACACTTGGATCACTGTCCTCAACTGGACCACTACGCAGGCCAGCGATAAGATCGGGACCAGATTGTCCACTCTCACGTGCATTAGAGGATACAAAGCGACGGATGTTCTCATTCGTAATAGGCACACCAGCCTTACGCAATGCATTCAACACAAGTGTCGTAGGTGATAGCTGATCTTCACCACCATCAGTCTGTGTGCTAGCTTGCACACTTGGAGCTACAGCCATCACATACCTCCCTTACCTAGAATGGCATGTGCAATAGATGCAGCCATTGCAGCATGAGCAGGACTATGACCTCCACCACCACCTTGCATAGATGGAGGAGCCTGATTAGCTGGCATAGCATCCAGCTTCATGTCCCGAGCACCACCTTCAGGAATACCACGCTTCACATCACGTGCCTTATCAGCAGGTGACTCTTTCTTCACTTGGCTAGGACGCTTTACTGGCTTGGACTGACTTGCCTTTATCTCAGGACCATAATCAGATGCCATCATCAATACCCCAACTTACCACCACCACCATTACCACTCAGATCAGCTACATACGTGCTAGGAAACACATTACGATTGAGCAGTGCAGTGATAGCTGTGTCATCAGCAGCAGTAGTATTGCGATTGACTACAGTTACAGTCTCAATAGGACGCACACCACCATAGTTGTTGTCTGCAATCATCCCAGACACACGCTTATATGTAGCAGTGGCATTGCTTCCAACAGCAGTGCCAGTCAATGCAACCCACAGAGCTTTGAGAGCCATGCTACCAGCACCATTACGGAATGCCTTAGCCAAGAACTCATCTCGCTGCGTAATCCCATTGAATGCGATATACCCAGACTGAGCTTCCTTGTTGGCATCCCCTGCACCAAGGGTATTGGAGTAGCCAGACCAAGGCACTTGTCCAGGAGTTCCAAGACCATACACGGCCATCTTCAGTCTCCACTTGATGAGAGGAGCCTACACCAGATCACACAACTGCAATAGACACAAGGACCAAACACACTCCTACTACTACGAATAAAAAAGCCCCTACTATATACATATACAATAAATAAGCGGACGCAAAGCGGAGTTGAGTTGCGGATCGTGTAGTGATCCAGCCGCACGCTACGAGCCGCGTGCATGTGTATACCCGGTCTTTGGGAATTGAGAGGGGGTAGTGGGGGGCTGTTCAGTGCATCGTATGCACACTTGCATGTCCATACATTAGCCAACACACAGCCGTAGTCCGTGGCACGTATACACGATTGCATAGACAAGCGATAGGGGAGCGCCAGAGTCTGTGCACAGGACTCAGTGTATACACAACTGCCACTACGCTACCACTGCATACACAAGTGTATCTACACTTAGCTGTCCTTACTTATGTATACACAAGTGTATGTCCATACATTGGTGTATGCTATGATATATACATGCTATGTATGTGTATATGTGTATACATGCATGATCGCATACTGCAATGAGTCATGGATACATAATATGCACTCATTGCCAGCCTATGCATGGACATAAGGATAGCTTTATGTGGTGAGTCTATCTGTCTAACTTGACATAACGTAAGCTGTCCATGCTGCCTCTGTGAGCCTGCTACAGCCTAGCTTGTCTTGGCTGGTCATACGGTAGCCTACACTCACATAGCCTTCCCTGCCTTAGCCTAGCTTGCGTATGCATATGCTCATGTTAGCTAGAATGTGAGATGCATTGCACATATGTAGATGCATACTGTCTATACATTGCATGTCTTAGCTAGATTATCTTACGCTTGCCTCTTGTAAGCATGGTTGTCGTCACCATATCCTATGGTGCCTATGGTGGCACGGAGTTACACGATATGATCTATTCCTTCACTGAGTATACGGAAGCGGAACTAGCTGACTTGATTGCCGACACTGAGCAACAGCTTGCGGCATGGGCTCGCATCGCAGAGCACAGCAAGCTGTTGCCTCATGAGATTGAGCAAGTAACACGCAATGAAGATTTGCTTGCGCAAGCGATAGTTGCACTACGCACGCGGACTACAACTTGACTTTTGGGCTACACTGTGCTATTATAGTGACAGTGAGAGATCACTAAGTGCCTACCCGTCCTGAAACACCACATGATGTGAGTGTATGGACACGGAGTGTATACATCATGGCTTCCAAGCCCAAGAGTGCTACCCCTGCCAATGGCAATACCGCCTCCGATGTGAAGCGGAACACCATTGACCCCGACGTGATCAAACAAGATGTGCTGTCTGCCTTGCACTCCATGCTTGAGAACGACACTAGCAACGTGAAGCTGAATCAACGCATCGCATGGGACATCATGCGTTGGCGTGACCAGCTTGTCGCTAATGACGTGAAGCCTGCGGACTTTGCCAACATGATTGGCTCACCTTCCGCTACCGCCGCATGGAAAAAGCAGGTTGCTTTGTTCTTTCTGGGCAAGCCTCCGTCTATGTCCAAAAAGATCACCATCACCCAAGAGGTGAAGGATGCGCGGATGCTCTATCGCAATCGCAAGTCTATCCTCGACACCGCCGCCGTCTTTTGCATCGTGGCGCACAAGCACGGCATGACTACCGATAGCTATGACCAGACTGCCTCCTGCTTCAATGTTCCGCCGCGCATGATTATTCCTGTCACAATGGATTGGGAAGGGATGTATGCACTTGGGAAGGCAGTTCGCGAGAACAAGACTATCCCTCTTGATAATCGGTCCTATACCGTGATGGCGCTCGACAAGCATGGCGAACAAGCGACACTCGACATACGTGCTAGCGTGAAGCAGGTGCTTGCTGTCTATGCGCAGAAGCCGGGTAGTGGCTTGGTCACGGATGACACGTCCGGCAATGACAGCGAAGGCGAAGCAGGTTCCTTCACTAAGGAGACGATAGACGCTGTGCTCAAGGTTCAGACCAGCGGGCGCATGGCCATTGGATTGCGCGCTGCAATCGAGCGTGATCTGAAGGACAGCAAGGACATTCCATTGAAGCTGGAGGACTATGAACCAGCGGAACAGGAGGCAATCGTCTACCTTACCCGCTTGTTCAATCGGCTGATTAGCGAGCCGGCCACTAAAGCAGCGGCATAATCTAGCCTACACTCAATCAGCCCCAGTGTCGCAAGGCACTGGGGCTTTTTGTTGCCCTCATCTGTATATACAATCGTATGGCCATGCATCTGTGTATACAGGTGTGTGGCCATACGTGTGTGTATACGAGGGGAGCTGCGAAACAGCGACCACACCATGCAAGTGCAGAGGCGAAGCCGAAGGCTGAGCCACAGCACTACACTGGTGCAGCATCATGTATACACAGGCATCGGTAGCTGCTCAGCGCAACGGCAAGTCAAGGCCCAACCATTCCCACATACAGCCCCACGCAATCATGTATAGGCCACCCCAACAACCCATTGACCATACACCATTTCATGGCCGAACATATCTGCACCCACAGCATACCCAGATGGGCCTTGACAAATGGTCCAATCCGTGGTATAATAGACTACTTCGTCGGGAGGGGACCCGGAAGTAAGTAAGCAAGCTGTCTCATTATATGGATGCATAATATGTATCCATTTTCTGAGACGCTCATTCATTCCCCAATACACTACACATACATGGAGGCTACATCAACATGCATACACGCATGGTGAAGATAGATGCACATACCTATTAC